CAGTATTCGGGCGCGGCGAATGCCGGCCGGCCGATGCTGCTCGACGGCGGCATGAAGTGGCAGCCGCTGTCGCTGACACCGGCCGAGATGGATTTCGTCCGGGTCCGCGACAACGCGGCGCGCGAGATCGCGCTCGCCTTCGGGGTGCCGCCGATGCTGCTCGGCCTGTCGGGTGACGCCACCTACGCCAACTACCGCGAGGCCAATATCGCGCTGTGGCGGCTGACGCTGCTGCCCCTGGCGGCGAAGATCCTCGGCGGCTGCAGCCGGGCGCTGCAGGCGTGGTGGCCCGACCTGCACCTCGATCTCGACCGCGACGCGGTGCCGGCGCTGGCGTCGGACCGGGCGCAATTATGGGGGCAGGTGACCGCGGCGGACTTCCTCAGCGATGCCGAGAAGCGCGCCATGCTGGGCGTGGAGATGGGCCGGTGACGGTCGCCGCGCTGATCGCCCGGGCCGGGGCGGAGGGCAGTTCGCAGGCGACGCTGATCGAGCTGGTCGAGGCGGCCAGCGAGGCGGGCGCGACCCGCGCGCTGGCCCGGCTCGGCCTCCACGACGAGGACGCGGGCAAGGACATCGCGAGCCTGCGCGAGCTGCTGCAGGGCTGGCGCGACGCGCGCAGCTCGGCGCTGAAGGCCGCCGCCGGGTGGCTGGCGCGCGGCCTGGTCGCGCTGGTGCTGCTCGGCCTCGCGGTCAAGTTCGGGATGGTGCGGATCGGAGGCCTGTCATGACCGACCTTCGCCTCGCGGGTTATGCCAGTGTCTTCGACCGGCCCGACAGCGGTGGCGACATCGTCCGTGCCGGGGCGTTCCGGCGGGCCGTTGCCGCAGCGCCGCGCCTGCCGCTGCTCTGGCAGCACGCGGTCGGCGAGCCGATCGGGTTCGTCGAGCGTATCGCCGAGGATGCCCGGGGCTTGCGCGTCGTGGCGCGGATCGCGGCGGCTTCGTCGCGCGGCGGCGACGCGGCGGCGCTGCTCCGCATGGGCGCGCTCGACGGGCTCAGTTTCGGCTACCGCGTCCGCGCCTCGCGGCCGGGCCGGGGCGTGCGCGAGCTCACCGACCTCGACCTCATCGAAGTGTCGCTGGTCACCTTTCCGATGCAGCCCGCGGCGCGGGTGCTCGCATTCCAGGACTTCACCCCAGGAGAAACTGCATGACCTATGACATCAAGGCGGACGCGCTCGAGACCGCGTTCGAGGTGGCACCCGACCACGGTGCCGACATCGCCGCGCTGAAGGCCGACGTGGCCCGGCTGAACGCCGTACCGCTCAGCCGCCCGGCGCTCGCCGGGGCCAAGGCCGACACCGATCCGGTTCGCACCGGCTTCGTCGACCGCTACCTGCGCAAGGGCCTCGAGGCGCCGGCGGAAACCAAGTCGCTGTCGGCGGGCGTCGCCACCGACGGCGGCGTCGCGGTGCCGCGCGAGATCGACGCGCAGATCGACCTCGTGCTGAAGGCGACCTCGCCGATCCGGGCCATCGCCAAGGTCGTGCAGATCGGCAGCGTCAACTACCGCAAGCTGGTCGCGGTCGGCGGCGTCGCCTCGGGCTGGGTCGGCGAAGTCGCGGCGCGCCCCGAGACCGGCACCGAGACCTTCGTCGAGATCGCCCCGCCGATGGGCGAGCTCTACGCCAACCCGGCCGCCTCGCAGACGATGCTCGACGATGCCCAGTTCGACGTCGAGCAGTGGCTGGCGGCCGAGATCGCGAGCGAGTTCGCGCGCGCCGAAAGCATTGCCTTCGTGACCGGCACCGGCACCGCCATGCCCAAGGGCTTCCTCACCTATCCGGTTGCCACGGCCGACGATACGACCCGCCCGTTCGGGACGCTCCAGTATATCGCCACCGGCATCGCGGGTGGCTTTCCGACCGCGGCGGGCGCGGCGACCGACAAGATCATCGACCTGGTCCACGCGCTGCGTACCCCCTATCGCCAGGGCGCGGTGTTCGTGATGAACTCCGCGACGCTCGCCAAGGTCCGCAAGCTGAAGGACGCCAACGGCCAGTATCTGTGGGCCCCGGGCATTTCGGACGAGCGCGCCGCAACCCTGCTTGGTTACCCGGTGGTCGAGGCGGAGGCGATGCCCGACACCGCCGGCGACACGCTGTCGGTGGCGTTCGGCAACTTTGCCGCGGGCTATCTGATCGCCGAGCGCGGTGAGACCGGGGTGCTGCGCGACCCCTATACGCGCAAGCCGTTCGTGTACTTCTACGCAACGCGGCGCGTCGGCGGGGCGGTGATCAACTCCGAGGCGATCAAGGTGCTGAAGTTCGGGATCAGCTGAGGCGCAACCGACGGAGGGGGCGGCGCGCGTCGCCCCCTCCACCTCCGCTTCGCGGCGGCCGCTCTCTCCCGGCAGCAGGGGAGGATTTCACGAAAGGATCCCGATGGCCATTCTCGCCGCCTCGATCGAGGCGAACGGTTGGGTGTTGCGGCTGCGCGTCAGCGGCTCGCCCGGCAGCTTCGCGTCGTACACGCTCGACCCCGACGGCATCCCGCGGGTCAACCTTGCCGCCAACCATCTCGGTTACGTGCCCAGCGCCGGCGCGGCGGTGCCGGGGTCGCTGAACCGCGCCCTGGTCGCCACCAAGCCGCTCAGGAAACCGGTCAATCCGGCCGCGCCGACGACCTTCCTGGTCGACGAGACCGACCAGGGCGACGGCTCGCTGATTGTCCGCCTCGCGCTGTCGGACTGGGTCCACGCCACCGACACCGGGCTGACGCTGAATGTCGCGGCCGGGTGGCGCAGCGGCGAGGCGGCGGCCGCGGGCATCGCCGTCATCAACGGCTCGACGCACGCCGCACCACTGCCGGTGATGCGCTGGGCGGACGTGCCGTACCAGCTGGTCGACGGCGCGTTCACGCTGGAGCTGGTGGTGTTCTCGCACTTCCCGCAGGGGGTGCAGCCGGTGGCGGGCGTGCGCTTCACCGCGACCGACGGCACGACCACCAAGTCGGTATGGGCGACCGCGTTGACCACCTCCACCCGCTACGGCGACGCGGCGCGGGTCTATGGCGCCACCATCGATCCGGCGAGCGCGACCGCGTTTACCGCGGGCCTGCTGCGCTGCGATGCCGAGGTCTATCCGTGGCTGGGCGCGATGCGCTCGACCGACACGGCGGGGACGCGCAGCGTGAGCGGCCTGGCGACGGCGGGCTATGGCAGCGCGGCGCAGTCCCCGATGATCGTCGGCTACGACCCGACGGGCAGCCGTTATGGTTCGCTGACCCTGTATGTCGATCCGGCCGGAACGGCGACGCCGAGCGCCGGCATGGTCAAGACCAGTCTGGCGGCGGCGAAGGCGCTGGCCCCGGCGGCGCGACCGCTCAGCATCTCGGTGGCGCTGCAGGCACTGTACCTGTTCAACCGCGGCCTCGCGGCGGCGAACGGCGGCATCGCGGCGACGCGGGCGGCCGACGCGGCGCGGATCGTGCTCGCCCCCACGGTCCATGCCGGGGTGACCGGCACGTCGGTGACCTCCGGCCTGACCAGCTCGGAACTGCCGGTGGTGGTGGAGGGCGATCCGGACGACCCCGATCCGCGCAGCAACTGCATCATCCAGATCGGCACCTCGGGCAGCACCCGGATCAGCAAGATGGTGCTGCGCAACCTCGCCTTCGAGGTCGGCGGCACGACGCTGGCCGCCTCCACCCTGATCTATTGGTGGCTCGACAATGTCGAGGTGCGCGGCCGCGCCGGCTTCGAAACCAACGGCGTCGCCCCGGCGTCGGCGGCGGCCCCGGCGGGCCGCGCCAACATGTTCGCGACCCGGTCGCGCTGGTGGCGCTCGGGCAGCGGCTTCAGCGGCTCGACGCTGCGCTTCGGGCTGCTGAGGAACTGCGAATTCAGCCGCGGGGCGGAGGCGTGCGCGATCATCGGCGGACGGTTCATCCCGGCCAGCGAGGACCCGACCGTGACCGGGGTCACGTCCGGCGTATCGCCCTGGGGATCGGCCAGCGACCAGGGCGCGCTGGAGGACGCGATCATGACCGGGCTCGACATGCGCGGCATCAGAGGCCGGGTGTTCAGCCCGTCGAGCGTCGCCGCGGCAAACGCGGGCACGCCGAACAACAGCATCCGGCGGCTGGTCTTCGCCAACAACCTGTGCGAGCGGTTCGGAACCGACCCGCAACCCTTCTGGTCGATGGGCGAGGATGCGTCCTCGACGATGAACTACATCATCATCGAGGGAAACAGCTTCATCGGCGAACGCTGCAACATCCTGTACTCGGATCCGCAGCCGACGACGCTGGCCGATACCGACACGCAGCAGAACCAGGCGTACGGCAACCGCGTCGCCAACAACAGCTTCGACTGGGCGGCGACCAAGCACGATGCCTTTGCCGATCCGCAAACCCTTTCGGTTCGCAATGCCGCCGGCGACCCGCGCGGCCACGGCTACCGCCC